GAAGTTAATGGCACAGTTAACTACGCCATTGGTCAATGGGTTGAGCAAAACCAAGTTGCTATTGACCGTGGAATCAGAAATGAGATCACCGAAGACTTCATTGCAGGTCTTAAAGGTCTCTTTGAAGAGCACTACATCTCTATCCCCGACGAGAAAGTTGACGTGGTAGAGGGTATGGCCGAATCTATTCGTGAGATGGAAGCACGCCTTGACGAACAGGTCAAAGCAAATGTGAAATTACAAAATAGTCTTAATGAGACTGCAAGAAAAAATATTCTGAACACAGTTTCAGAAGGATTGGCAGATACTCAGAAAGAAAAACTCGCAGCACTTGCTGAGGGTCTAGAGTTCGTTTCTGAAGAAGCATTCTCCAAGAAAGTTTCTACTATCAAGGAAGCATACTTCAAAGAAGCAGCCGCACCTCAAAGCGAGGTTGCAGATGAAACTCCAGTTGAAGGAGAGAACGCAGAGGTAAGTCCAGCAATGGCACAATACCTTAGCGCACTCAATCGCTGGCAGTCCTGATAATAAAATAAATCCCCTATCTTTTTTCAAGGAGCAATTAAACAAATGTTTAACTCAAAAGCTCTAACAGAAAAGTGGTCTCCTGTTCTAAGTCACGAAGGCGCTGGTGCCATCAAAGACAATTATAGAAAAGCTGTTACCGCTGTTTTGTTAGAAAACACTGAGTCTCAACTAAGAGAAGAGCGTGGTATGATCAATGAAGCATCCAACACTGTTGGTGCCATTGGTACAAACGCACTCTCTGGTTCTGGACTTGATACAAAAACTGGCGGTCTTGCTGGATTTGATCCAGTGATGATTAGCCTCATCCGTCGTGCAATGCCTAACTTGGTTGCATACGACATCTGTGGCGTTCAACCAATGAGCGGTCCTACTGGACTAATCTTTGCGATGAAGTCTCATTATCAGCAAAATGGTGCTGCACTAAGAGCTGGTAACGAAGCACTTTACAACGAACCTGATACAAACTTCTCTGGTAATACACAAGGTCCTGCTGCATTCAACGATCCTGTTTCTCCTCTTGGAGACGGTGGTGCAACTGATGCTAACCCAGGTCTACTTAACGACGCTACTGGTGGCGGTACAACTGCTGGTAACTACGAGCGTGCTGCTGGTAACATTGCAAGAGAAGACGCAGAAACACTTGGTTCTGGATCTACTCTCTTCAACGAGATGAGCTTCAGCATTGAGAAGACTTCTGTTACTGCAAAGACAAGAGCTCTCAAAGCAGAATACACCTTAGAACTTGCACAAGACTTGAAGGCAATTCACGGTCTTGATGCAGAGCAGGAACTTGCTAACCTTCTTTCTAGCGAGATCCTTGCAGAAATCAACCGTGAGGTTGTCAGAACTGTTTACACTGTTGCAAAACAAGGTGCTCAAAACAACGTGGCTAACGCTGGTGTGTTTGACCTTGACGTTGACAGTAACGGTAGATGGTCTGTTGAGAAATTCAAGGGACTTATGTTCCAGATTGAAAGAGATGCTAACGCTATCGCACAGCAAACTCGTAGAGGAAAGGGTAACTTCATCATCACTTCTGCTGATGTTGCTAGTGCTCTTGCTATGTCTGGTACTCTAGACTACTCTTCTGGTTTAACAGGCGCTGGTGGTCCTTCCATCGGTGAAGTTGATGACACAGGTAACCTACTTGTGGGTACAATGAACGGTAGAATCAAGGTCTTCGTTGATCCTTACTCTGCAAACGTTTCTAACACTCACTACTACGTTGTTGGTTACAAAGGTACATCTCCTTATGACAGTGGACTGTTCTACTGCCCATACGTTCCGCTACAAATGCTCAGAAGCATTGACCCATCTACCTTCCAGCCCAAGATTGGCTTCAAGACTAGATACGGTATGGTTGCTAACCCATTTGTTGTTCAGTCTAACGGCACACCTGATGCTGAGGCTCTTACACACAACCGCAACCAGTACTATAGAAGAGTTAGAGTTGCTAACCTAACCTAATTTTATTAGGATATCCTCACAGAGACCCTACGGGGTCTCTTTTTTTATGCTTAAATAGTACCTATAGTATGCAAATTATCCAATGAACGGCAGGCTAGACAAAGTTGCAATGACAAACAGACTGATGCAACTCAAAAGAGAACTACATTACAAATGTGAAATCAACGAAATGGGTAAGTGGGAATGTATCGGTGCTAACAAATATCTGAATAGGGTGTTTGATGTTCTTGACGAATACTGGCAATGAGTCAACCTTCTGTTATACTGTTGTTATGCTTATCACCCATGGCGGTGATGTTCGTGGTGATTAAACTTGCCATCTGGTTGTCTGAGACAGCAAAATTCAGATCTGAAACAGACAAACTAAAACGAATGCAGCATGGTCCTTACATCGTCTGGGATGATGAAGAGGACGAAGATGACAACTATTAAACCACTATCAATACGATCATGGTATTATCCAACTATGGTAGAGAATTATTCTCTCAAAATAAAGAACAAGTAGTAATTGAAACTACTAAACCTCAAACTTTTACAAGAGAGGAGTGTCAAGAGATGATTGATTTTGCCATCAATCAGCATAATAGAAATGCTGGTATGATTAGTATGGCACTTGGGTTTGCATTTATTGCTCTATTCGCTGATGGTCTTTTTAGAGTTCTAGGTTTGATACCACCATTCCTAGGTATTGATGTAAGTGTTATACAGGATGTGGTAGATAAATTAAAAGAAGAGTTACTGAGACAGATGTGACTTCTGATCATGCATTACTATTGGTAGTATTGATCTCATCAATATCATTGATGTTTCAAGGCTATGCAATACTAACAGGAAAATATGGTTATAAGAATGAAGTACGTGAAAAGAAACGTGCTGCACTTGTTCGTAAGCAAATGGAAGAAATTATTCATGCGAATGGACGTACTACAGAAGAGGATTAGAAAGTTGGAGATAGCAGAAAAGATTGATGCTGCTTTAGAGAAATACTATGGAGAGAAAGGATTGCCTGTACCTCTATGGAAGAGGCAAAAAGTTTCATGGTGGGAAGAGTATCTTATTAGTCTAGGACTAGATCCCAACAACCCATAAATACTAAGTAGCTTAAGATGTTGAAATGTCTGCTGAGTGGTATAAAGAACAACCATCAAATAGGAACTTCCTAAACCCTATTGGTTATATCCTGAAACTAGAAAAGTTTGCAGGAGTAGATTTCTTTTGTCAATCAGCAAATGTCCCTGATGTTAACATGCCCAGTATTGATGTAGCAAGTCAATTTAGAAACTTGCCTATCATACCTGGCGGTGGTGTTACCTTCGGGGATTTTTCTGTGCGTTTTATTGTAGATGAAGATCTAGTAAATTATAACTCTATTCATAAGTGGATGAGAGATAATGGTAACGCAGATCAGATGGCTAGAACCACACCTGAGGAAGACATCTATACTGGTGGACAATTACACATCGTTACATCTCAATACAATCCAGCTTTCGTTGTAGAGTTTAGGGATCTATTTCCTGTGTCGTTGAGTAATCTACAATTTGATGCTACAATAAGTGATGTGGAGTACATAACTGCAGAGGTAACATTTAAACACCAGCGGTTCTTCATTCGTGATAAAAATATGAACGCCTTATGAATTTTGATTCACTTCGTAATAAATTTGAAAAACTGAGAGAAGATTGGGCAGAAGATAGCGCAGTTGATTTTCAATTCAAGAATAAACAGTATAGCACAGATTTGGGACAACTCGCATTAGACATCCCTTTTCAACACAATAAATACTTAAACCATTACACTGACATTCAACAGATCAAAGCTTCATTGGAATTTGAGATCCGTAAGATGGTTAAAGATAAGCGTGAGTATTACTCAGGCGAAGCAGATGCCAAAACATACGCTGCTAAACCATTTGGATCAAGTATAAAAACTTCTGAAAAAATGAGAACCTACCTAGAGGCTGATGTTGATATCATCAACCTAGAGGCGAAGATAAAGTATCTAGATCAGATGCTGTATTGGTTAGATCAAGTCATGAAGCAAATTTCTAATAGAGGTTTCCAGATCAAGAGTGCCATTGAGTGGGAGAAATTTGTAAATGGACAATGATGACAACTCTAAGTATTAAGAAGAAGAACGAAGTCTATATTACTATTCAATCTCCAGAAGAACATGTTCATCGTGAGTTGTCTGATTACTTTACGTTTGAAGTTCCTGAGGCTAAGTTCTTAAAGAAGAATCCCAGATACAAATATTGGGATGGAACTATTCGTCTCTATTCGCCTGGCACAGGAGAATTGTATCATGGTCTAATGAAACATGTACAACTATGGGCGGATGAGAAACAATACAATGTAGAGTATGAGAAGAATGACTGGTACGGAGATGTAGAAGACGATAATAAATTCGTGTCTCCTGCTGGTGTTAAACACTTCATGGATAAGATATGCAATATAAAACCTCGTCCATACCAATACAAGGCAGTTTACGAGGCTTTGAAATACAATCGTAAGTTGTTACTTTCTCCTACGGGATCTGGGAAATCTCTCATGATCTACTCCATAGTCAGATACTATTGCGCCACCGCAAAGAAGATACTTATAGTCGTCCCAACTACATCCCTCGTTGAGCAGATGGTCAATGATTTTATTTCTTACGGGTGGAACGCTGACGACTTTGTACATAAGATTTACTCTGGTAAAGATAAGAATACTGACAAACCAATTATTATTTCTACTTGGCAATCAATCTACAAGTTTCCAAAGAGATACTTTGATGACATTGACTGTGTGATTGGTGACGAAGCACATCTATTCAAAAGCAAATCCCTAACTGGGATCATGACTAAACTACACAATGCCAAGTACCGTTTTGGTTTTACTGGGACACTTGATGGTAGCAAGACACACAAGTGGGTACTAGAAGGATTGTTTGGAGATTGTGAAAGAGTTACCAAAACAGACGATCTTATTAAAGAAGGTTATCTTAGCAAGTTTAGAATCAAAGTGTTGCTTTGTAAACACGCTCCTCAACATTTTGAATCATATCACGATGAGATGGAGTATCTCGTCGGACATAAAGGAAGAAACAACTTGATTAAAAATCTAGTTGATGATTTGAAAGGAAACACTCTCGTGCTCTTTAACTATGTAGAGAAGCACGGAGAACCACTTTACGAGTTGATAAATAATACCATAGACCCTGAACGAAAAATATTTTTTGTTCATGGTGGAACTGATGTAGAGGATAGAGAAGAAGTTCGTCAAATTACTGAGACTGAAGATGACGCTGTTATCATCGCCTCTTACGGAACGTTCTCTACAGGCATTAACATCAAACGATTACATAACATAGTCTTTGCATCTCCGAGCAAGTCACGCATTCGTAACCTACAATCTATTGGTCGCGTTCTCAGGAAAGGTAAGAACAAAGACATGGCTACTTTATATGATATTGCTGATGACATCGGCGGTCAGAATTATACACTTCGTCATTTGAACGAAAGAGTCAACATTTACAATGATGAAAATTTTAAGTATGAAGTTATTAGAGTAAACCTTAGAGCAAATTAAATATGGAAGAAGAATTTATTGCCACTGTAAAACTAATTACTGGAGAGGAGATAGTTTCTAAAGTTGTTTATCTAGCAGATGAAGATAAAGTAATGCTAGAGAATCCTCTCCAAGTAGATCCAGCTAAACAAAAGAAAGGACAGTTAGAAATTTCTGGGTTCTCTTTTAGAGAATGGGTTTGCGCCACGTTTGATAACATGTTTGTTATTAACAGGAATCACATTATCACAGTTAGTGAAGTAGAAGGTCCTATTGTAGATTTTTATCAACAGACCTTACAGAGATTGGAGAATGGAAAGTCTCTAACTGGTAGAGCGCCAAAGCTACCAAGAGGTTCTGGATACTTAGGATCCGTAAAGGATGCCAAGAAGTCTTTAGAAGATATATTTAATAAAAGCTAATATATCTCTTCTGAACCTCTACAAGGTTAATTGTACTGAGGTTTATGAGGTTTGTCAACCCCCTTTACAATTTGCGTTCTACGTGCTACCATTAAGACATGATAATGGTAATTAAACCATGGCATATAAAGCAGTAATGACACGAAAAAAGACCGAATACTACGTCAACAATAAAGAGTTCCTTGCTGCGATCACAGACTATCGGCAGAAGGTTCATGCCGCGAAAGAAGCAGGCAACCCTCGCCCAAGAGTCACTAACTATCTTGGCAGTTGCTTTTTAAAGATCGCAACTCATTTATCTTACAAACCAAACTTTGTTAACTACATGTTCCGAGAGGACATGATCTGTGA